ACTTGTGGTAAACTATTGATTTATCAGTGTTTTTTCAAGTTATCCACAGGTTATCCACAGGGTTGTCCACAGGGCACCACAGGGGTCTTTAGGGTTGATTTGGGTCAATATGGGGTTTGATCTGGATCAATTGTTTGCCTTTGGGTGACATTATCTGTGCTTTGTACCCTTTGGTGCTCCTTTAGGTAGACCACAGTTCTCCACAGGACTCCACAGCTAGCAGGAGCTAGCACAGGGCTCCTCTATATAGAGAGAGGGCTGAGACACTAGGGGAGGGGATACCGTGTTTGTGGTATTTTTCACGATGGGCCTTGACAGGTGACTCGGGGTGCTTTAAAGTTCAGGGCATGGAGAACGACAGCTAGGACACTAGCGACAAAACGTTCACAGCTACCACTACCACTTAAAGGAGTACATCATGATTGTTCGATCCTCTCACATCATCACTCTTCCCTCTGGCAATCTCGCCCGTGATTTCCGATGGGAGTCTCTCGGATACGGTCGAGTCCGTGTCCAGTACAACTACACGGATCGCAGGAGGGCTCACCAGACGGCCCGCCGCTACACGGTGGAATTCCTGAACGGAAAGGTTGACAGCATCTGCGCACGTAGCGCCAATGGTGGTCGTGTTGAATACTTCAAGACCTCCTCGATCCTCGCCGAGCTCCTCGAGATGCTCTCCGAATTCCTCGAGGCCTCGCAGGATGTCGCACAGCACCGCTATGCACCTGCTAAGGTCGAGGCCCCCGCTGTTGATCCCGAACAGGATGACACCGCTAGTGACACTAGCACCGCTCTTCTGGACACCCTCAAGACGGTGGGAGGCATGGTGATGGTTAATATCCTCATCACCCTTGCAACCCTCGGGATTGTGTGGTATAATCTCTAACGAGTCCTAAGGGAGGGGCTACGGCCTCTCCTCATGGATCCCTGTAAATCACCTAAGGAGTATTGAAGATGAATGCACAGGTTCGAAAGATGATGGACGCATATCCGTCGCACATGGTCGCCGAGTGGGCCCTGCCTGCCCTCATCAATGGTGACTACACGGGTATCATTCCCATGGATGCCCCTGAGAGTTGCGGAGAGGCCGCCATGGTCGCCCAGTTTGATGAGGATGTAGTGCAAGGTCGATCCATCATCGTCGACGAAGATGAAGACGGGACGATCAGCCCTGTCTTCTGCAAAGACGAGATCACGGGCACCTATGCCGAATGTGTCCGTATCTGGCTTGCGTGATGAGCATCAAGCGAGCCTAACACTAACCATCAGCAATGCCCCTAGGAAAGCCATAGAAAGCCCTAGGGGCGTCCATAGGCTAGCAAGCTAGCAAAAGGAGATAACATGTATACTCGCACCACCACCGTCATCGAACGCTCTGACATAGCCTCTGTTCTCTTTTATCGTTGGAAGGAGGGTGCATACTTCGTCACCTTTACGGACTGCAAGACTACCTACACTTTCACCGGTAAATATTCAGGGGGTGAAAATGTAGAAGGCAAGCTCTACAAGTTCAAGAAAGGGGATATGGATCTCATCGGTGTGGCATCTATGAACGGCTCCGTTATGAATGCAATCCTGTCCATGTGGAATAACCATATTAAGGAGCTTGAAAAGAATGCTTAATATTAAAGAATACCTGATTGTATTCATTGGAATTGCAATCATTCTTGGAATTTTCCCCATGTTTGTCTTTATTTGCAAACTTATGGGAATCTATTACTAAAAGGAGACAAAATGGAAGAAATTAACAGTGGAAAGCCTGAAACCAGTACCCATTACATGGGAGCTGTCCAGCCTATTGAATTGATGCTCAATGTATTATCTCATGAGGAATTCATTGGATTCCTTAAGGGCAATATGATCAAATATGCGTTCAGAGCGGGTCGAAAAGCAGGGGAATCCGCAGAGAAAGACAGAAACAAATACCTGGCTTATGCCGAATGGTTGCGTACTTTCGAGTCATTCGGTACCATCTATGTCAACGATGAGTGTGTTGAGAAAGGTAAAATCAATGATTAGAGGAGACACGAGGATTTAATAAAATCCATACTCCTAGGGAGAGGGTGAAAGAGGCTATAGACTCCTAAGGGAATCCAAAGGAAACCACAGGGGTCTATAGTTTAACTATGGATAATATCCTACATCATCACCTATATAACCCTATATAAAAGAGTATAAAAGATCTATAGATATAACTAAAGGTAACCCCTATGTCTTATGATAAATTGAATAGTTTTAGAATTGATGGTGAAAATGAATATGATGATCTTTGTCTTAAATACGGCAAAGCCCGTGTAGACAGGGAAATTGAATTAGAACTTGAAAGCAAGGAAAATGCCTTCAATGCTTTCATGTCTAAGCGTAGCAAGGCCATTGAAAGCGGTACCCTTGGCAATATGGGTGCAAGTCGTGTCTTGATCAGTGAAGCCATTCCTGTCATGACTAAGGCCCTTGACAAGTGGTTCAAGGAAGTAGACACGGGTAAGCCCGGTAAGCGTCATGTGATGGCGTCCCTTATTCGGTCTCTGTCTTCCGAAGAAATCGCGTTCATTGCAATTAGAACCATCATTGAAAATTCCCTTGGAATCGTGTCTTTAACCAAATTGTCCTCTGCAATTGGTGAAGCTATTGAGGATGAACTTCGATTCAAGATGGTAGTTGCAACCATGGACAAGAAAGAGCTTAGCAGGTTCAATGCAGGGCTTGATAAGCGTATTTCCATGCAGTTCAAAAAGCGCTATGTTGAAAACAAGGAAAAAATCCTAGCAGACGAAAAGAGACTCAAGAGATGGAACAAGTGGGGTAATGCTAATAGAGTTCAGGTAGGTCTTAAGTTGGTAGACATTTTCATCGTGTCTACTGGCTTAGGTGCCCTTGAGAAAACTATGAGTGACAACAAAAACGTACATTACATTTTCTGTCTTGACCCTGACGTGTTAACGTATTTGGAACACGAGGACAAGGAAACGGCTAGTCTCATGTTCCAAAATCGGCCCATGGTGATCCCCCCTAAGCCGTGGACTACCCCTTTTGATGGTGGTTACCTTATCAACCTTAAGAAACCCATACAGCTCGTTAGAATGCCCTCTAAGGAGTGTGCACAGCTCTACGATGAGGTTGACATGCCTAACGTGTATAAGGCCGTCAATGCCATTCAGTCTACGGCTTGGAGGATCAATCGTAGAGTGCTCGACGTGGCCAATGAGGTCTGCTCTTGGGCTCACATCCCCGAAGGCCTTGAGATGCCCTCTGCGACTCCTGCAGAGCCTCCTATGAGGCCTGCAGAGGCAGATACTAACGAGGAGGTCCAGCGTGATTGGCGAAGTGCTATGGTGCACTACTATCAAGACGACAATAAGCGTAAGAGCAAGCGTTATCTTGTCAATGGTGTCCTAGCACTGGCAAACACCTACAAGGACGACATGGAAATCTATTTCCCCCACAACCTTGATTTCCGTGGCCGTGTCTACCCCTTGACCCAATTGAGCCCTCAAGGCAATGACTTTACTAAAGCCCTCATTGAGTTTGCCGAAGGGGTGCCCCTTGGTGAGAATGGGCATACTTGGCTGGCCTTTCAGGGGGCTAACTGCTACGGCCTTGACAAGAAACCCTTTGAAGAGCGTATTGCTTGGGTCTATGAGAACACCGACATGATTCTGTCTATTGCCAAGGATCCCCTGCAGGATCTCCGATGGACTGAGACGGATTCCCCTTGGGAATTCCTTGCGTTTTGCTTTGAATGGTCGGACTATCTGGATAAGGGCGACTCTTATGTGTCTCACCTCCCGATTGCATTCGATGGCTCCTGCTCTGGCTTACAGCATTTCTCTGCTATGCTAAGGGATGAAGTCGGTGGGGAAGCCGTCAACCTCATGCCTGACGATCATGTTCATGACATCTATGGCATTGTCGCTACCAAGGTAACCGAGTTGCTTAAAAAGGACTATGACAATGGTACCGATGACACCATGGCTAAAACTGAAGACGGTGACGATTACCTGAAGAAGGGCACCCGTAGTATGGCCACGGAATGGCTCAAGCACGGAGTTACCCGTAAGGTGACTAAGCGTAGCACCATGACGCTTTGCTATGGCTCTAGTAAATTTGGCTTTGCCGAACAGGTTTTAGAAGACACTATTTACCCCGCTCTTTCAAAGAATCCCACGGCCTTCAGTCGTCCTAGTCAGTCCGCTAGGTATATGGCTGGATTGATCTGGGAAGCCCTGCAGGGTGTCGTAGTGAAAGCTGTGGAGGCAATGGGTTGGCTTCAGGTTGCAAGCGGTCTCCTCGCTCAGGACAAGGACATTAACGGCCAAAGCCTGCCTACCTATTGGATTACCCCTGCAGGATTCCCTGTAAAACAGAAGTACAACAAGGTTGTGCTCAAGCAACTAAGGACGTTTACTACTGGAACCATTCGAGTCAAGGAGCCATTCAAGGAAGACAGCCAGATTGAGGAAGGTGCCTCTATCAATCCCGTGGTGTACGAGAGTACCCCCGAGATTGACACCCGAAAGCAAAAGCAGGGTATTGCACCCAACTATGTCCATAGCATGGATGCCTCCCACCTTATGCTCACGGTGTGCTCTTGTGTAGACAAGGGTGTCAAGTCCTTTGCGATGATTCATGACTCCTATGGAGCACCTGCAGGACATGGTGACATCATGTTCACGACCGTTAGGGAAGTGTTTGTAGATACCTACAGCAACAATGATGTTCTGCAGGATCTTCATGACCACATTGAAAACCTTTTGTCTCCTAAGATGGTCGACAAGCTCCCTAAGATTCCAGCAAAGGGGAACCTTGATCTTGAGCGAGTCAAGGAGTCCATGTACGCCTTTAGCTAACCAAAGCTAATAAAATCAATACTCCTAGGGAGAGTAACCAAGCCTCCCTAGGTTAAACAAACCCAAACTAATAAAATCCATACTCCTAGGGAGAGTAACCAAGCCTCCTTAGGTTAAACAGCTAGCTCGCTAGCAACAAACAAGGAAGTAATTAAATGTCTAGCAACAACAACAATCGTTTCACTACCCCCAAGGGTCTCGCACAGTATCCCGCTCTCAAGACCCCGGATACTAAGTTCAATCCTGAGGGTGACTACAAAGTCAATCTTGTCATGGAAGATGATGAGAAGACTAACGCCCTCGTGTCTAAGCTCGAAGCAATCCTTGAGGACTTCTATGAGAATGACGACAATGTCAAGCAGGCCATTGCGAAGGGCCGCAAGGTGGTGACTCAGGACATCTACGAAAAGGATGAAGAAGGCCGCATTGTGATGAAGTTCAAACAGAAGGCGGTCATTACGAAGAAGGACGGTTCCAAGATTCCCGTCAAGATCCGACAGTTTGACTCTAAGGGGAAGCCCATTGATGTCAACATCGGTCGCGACAGTGTCATCAAGGTGTCCTTTACTGCCAACCCGTACTACATGCCCTCTACGCGTACCTGTGGTCTTTCCCTGCGACTCCTTGCAGTTCAGGTTATCTCTCTGAATGAGTTCGGTGATTCCTCTGCGTCCTCTTATGGCTTTGAAGAAGAAGAGGGTTATGACGGTGAGGATCCTGAGGATTCCTCTAAGAGCTTTGAAGATATTGACGATGACGTTCCCGGAGATTTCTAAATGATTAAGTTTACTTTCGGCCGTAAGATTCGTGAAGGGCTCGGCCTCCTCCTTACTGAGGAAGGTCTTGAAAAGGCTCTTGAGTCCGCAATTGAGACTTACAACTGGTACATTGAAAAGGACGGTAAGGCACCAAGTGGCTTCTATTGCACCCTCTCTGGTGGCAATCAGAGTTACTTCAATAACACCACCGCCTTCTATGATGCTAAGTTCATCTATGAAGTGATGCCCTACTCGTTTACGTTCAATGTCAATGTTGAGGATCTTATCTTTGAAGACAAAGAAGGTGTCGAGTACGATAAGCCTTACAGGCTTGAGGAATTCTTTAGCAAGGATCTTAGTGGTGTTGAGGGTGCCTGCGTCCTTGTCATGTTTAAGGATAGTGCTCATGCTGAAGCCTCAGAGTGCTTCTGTCGTCCCGACCTACTGGTTGGTCAGATTCTGAGTCATAAGGATGATGACTACTTCATTCGTGTCAATGGTTATAGTTATGTATATGACATTCATAGCGATGAGTTTTCTGAAGAATGTAAGGTTATGCTCCCTTCTCGTAGCAACCTGCTTAAGGAGCATGAAGAGTAATAAATGACTACCCGTAGTGCGGCCTATAGTAAAAAGAGGATGCACAACAGGGGAACTTACCGAAGTGGCCTTGAGGAGAAAGTCTCAGACTCCCTCAGGGCCTTCGGTATTGAGCCTCATTATGAGGAGAAGTATCTGGAGTATATTGTGCCCGAAAGTAAGCACAAATATACTCCTGACTTCGTTTTGCCTAATGGGATTCTCATAGAAACTAAAGGTGTATGGGATTCTGAAGATAGGAAGAAACATATTTTAATTAAGGCTCAACACCCCGAGTTGGACATTCGCTTTGTCTTTAGTAGATCCAAAACTCCTATTTACAAAGGAAGTAAAACAACTTATGCGTCCTTTTGTGAAAAGAATGGGATCAAGTATTCAGACAAAACAATCCCCCTTGAATGGATTAAAGAGGATCCCAAGGTAATCCCTGAAGGGATTCTTCTTAATAAAGGTTAATTAAAATATGGTTTCTTTCAAGGCTCCAAAGATTGAGGAGCATAAATCTTTTGTCTCTTATAAGAATAGAGAGACTACTAAATATCTTGTCGTTCACTGCTCTGCCACTCAGAATGTGTCATCTTTTACGTGGAAAACCATTGATCAGATGCACAGACAGCAGGGGTGGTTGGGTATTGGTTATCATTTTGTAATTCTTACTGATGGTACCATCCAGAGAGGTAGGCCCCTAGAGGCCATTGGTTCCCACGTAAAGGGTTACAACAACTGCTCAGTCGGTATCTGCCTCATTGGTGGTGTGGATGCTAAGGGCAAGTCCGTAGACAACTTTACAGAGGAGCAGAAGGAGTCTCTTAAGTGTCTACTGGATTACCTTAGAGGTTACTATAAAGATGAGGTCGATGTACTTGGTCACAGAGATTTTGCAGGCGTCAACAAAGACTGCCCTTGTTTTGATGTTAAGGGATGGTATAAGGGTGCTAAGTTTGCTCGGTATGAAGATACTGAGGCGTTCTGGAGTAAGGCAGTATTCTCCAAGGGTGTCTTTAAGGACTTTAATGGAGACCCTGAAGAAGGGGATGTTGTCCGCATTGAATAAAATCAATACTCCTAGGGAGAGAGTATGCAGTATGTGAAATCTCTTATGGTTATCCTTGCGTTCATTCTGGGACTGGCTCTAGGTGAATCTATTGAGGAAAAGAGAAATCAAGAGATTCTCCTAGAGGAACAACGGACTCACTTAACGGAACTAAAGTCTCTACAGGAAAGAAAGGATGCAACGATTAACTTACTTCTTAAAGACATGGCTACCGCTGATGTTGTGCAATCTGCTATTGATAAGCGGGTTAACCGCCTGCAGTACAACATCAATGCAGGAAACAAAGCCATCATGCAACATACCGATAGAGCTTATGCAGAGTCAGTCATCCAGTGTAGAAACCTACTGTCAGAAGGTGCAGAACTACACGGGGAAGGTGTTAAGATACTCAGAGACACCAATAGACGACTCGAAGCAATAATCAATATTCACAACGTGCCCCCGAAATAGTCTTCTAAACTATCGGCATAAAACATCGGGAAGGAGCCAAGAGGTTCGATTCCTCCACGTTGTACCAAACTAAGGAGCAAGATGTTATTCGAAATTAAGAAGGTAATCAAGAAAGGCGATTACTTATATGCTCTTGTTCCAGATCACCCTAATGCAACTAAGAACGGTTATGTTCTTATGCACAGGGTTATAATGGAAAACCATCTGGGAAGACTCCTAGAAAAGAATGAAATTGTTCATCACTTGGATGAGAATAAGCACAACAATGCTATTGAGAATCTACAGGTTATGGACAGCAGGGAACACAATAGGATGCACAGCTCTACAGGAAGAACTCTTGTAGAGCTTGTGTGCCCTTTCTGTGGTAAAACGTTCTCTAGAGAGCCTAGAGCTGTTCAAGGCAAGATGTCTTTTTGCAGTCGCTCATGTAACGGGAAATACCAGAGGGAACGGAATTGGAAACCGAAATACGCTGTTTGATTGTACTCCTCTCATCATAGGATGAAGTGAGGAAGTCCTACGGCTCTTAGGAGGTCGGGTAGCTCCCGAATAGGATGTCTGCCGAAATAGATCCGAAGGGGCAACGGTTACCCCACAGAAAAATACCCTAGTGGCGAAATGGTATACGCAACTGAATTAGAATCAGTGGAGAAGCAAGGCTCGTGAGGGTTCGATTCCCTCCTAGGGTACCATTTATTTTTTTTAAAGAGAGGCAATTATGCAGACTCAGAAGGAACTTGATCGAATGGAATCTGATTGGGAAGCTCGTTGGGAAGACGAGTATCAGGAATATCTTGAGTCCCTTGATGAAGAAGACGACGAGGATGAAGACGACGACTATGATGAGGAAGATAATGACTACTAAAGTTGGATCTAGTGAAGCCCTTTGCATCTGCCATCAGGATAATCTCTATACGTTCGTCCTTAGGTATCCTAGAATGATCCATAGTGAATTCATGACTCACAGGGTCTTTAGTCGCAATGCCAGTAGCTCCCGTGCTATCCCTGTAGCTAAGGTTATTGAACAGGTGCGCAATGACCCATTTATCCCTTCTAACGTCTACATGAATCAATCTGGCATGGTTGGTACTGTTGAGGCTTCTGAGGATACCTATGAGTCTTTTAAGGGTCTTTGGCTTAAAGCTGTAGACAGTGCAGTAACTGTCGCAGAATCCATGGTTGCTCTTGGTGTCCATAAGCAACACGTCAATAGAATCCTTGAACCATTCCAGTACATTAACGTGATTGTTACTGCTACTGAATGGGAGAACTTCCTGCATCTTAGGCTTGCCAGTGATGCACAGCCTGAGATGCAGGATCTTGCAAGGGCCATTAAGGGTGAGATGGACAAGGTAGGCAATAATATCATTAGTGTCTACCATATTTGTGGGAAGTATGTTAGTCTTCCCTTTATCACTCAAGAGGAAGTTGATGAGCACTGCATGAACTCGTTTAGCTCTTCTGAAGTCCTCATTAACGATCTCATGCTTATTTCCTCTGCACGTTGTGCGAGAGTGTCTTACAACAACCATGACGGCTCTTGTCCTGATGAACATAAGGACAAGAAGCTGGCACGAAGGCTCTTTGACGCAGGTCATTTGTCACCCATGGAGCACCCCTGTATTTGGGCAGGAGACATGCGGTACCATAGAAACCTGTACGGTTGGGAGAGCCTTCGTTGTAAATTTGGTTATTAAAAGATGAATCAAGAGAGTACATTCCTTTATCATGAGCATTGCCCTGAATGTGGTTCCTCTGACGCCTGTGGTGTCTTTAGTGATGGCCATAGGTATTGTTATTCTTGTAATACTTATTTTAGACCTGATGGGTCTGTAAAGACTGATGGGTCTGTAAAGAAGGAGGTGACTAGAGTGTCTAAGGAGTGTATTCCTTTTGAAGACCTTGAAGCTGTTTCCCTTACTAAGCGTTGTATTAGTAAAGATACTTGTTCTAAATTCAAGTATTTTTCTACCGTTTACAAAGGGAAGCCTTGCCAAGTAGCATGCTACTACGACGATTCGGGGAACCTTGTGGGGCAGAAGCTCAGGTTCCCCGATAAGTCCTTTGCTGTCCTTGGGAGTATCTCTAATAGGCTTTATGGTTCCCAATTGTGGGCTAGTGGTAAGAAGATCGTCATCACTGAAGGTGAGATTGATTGTCTTACTGTGAGTCAACTTCAGGGTAATAAGTGGCCTGTTGTGAGTATCCCTAATGGGGCACAAGGGGCAAAGAAGGCTATTGAGGCCAACCTTGAGTATTTAGAAAATTTCGAAGAAGTCATCCTGATGTTTGACATGGATGATCCGGGTAGAAAAGCTAGTGAAGAGTGTGCAAAGATACTGCCTGCAGGTAAGGCATATATTGCTAATCTTCCTTGTAAGGATCCTAATGAGTGCCTTAGTGAAGGCAAGGGGTCTGAAGTTCTTCAAGCTGTATGGAATGCAAAGCCGTATAGACCCGACGGAATTGTTTCAGGTACAGACCTCTATGAGAAGTGCGTAACTGATATTGATGACCTGAAGGACTCTGTTGAGTACCCTTGGGTTGCACTTCAGAACAAAACTAAAGGAGCTAGACATGGTGAACTGTATGTCTTCACAAGTGGAAGTGGTATGGGAAAGTCCACAATACTCAGAGAACTCGAATACTACTTTGGTGTTCACAGGGGAGAACTATGCGGAATTGTTGCTCTTGAAGAATCTACTCGCAAAACTGGGATGGAACTCATGTCGATTCATCTTAACAAGCGACTCATACTCGACCCTGAGGGTACAGATGAAGATGAACGAAGCCGAGCTTTTGCGGAGACTATTGGAAACGGGAACTTCTTCCTGTACGACCATTTTGGGTCTCTTGATTCAGGCAATCTGCTTAGTAAGCTCAGGTATATGATTGTGTCCCTAGGATGCAAGCGTATCTTCCTTGACCATATCTCCATTGTGGTCTCTGGCATGGATGCCGATGAGGATGGTGGTGAGCGTAAAGCTATTGACAAGCTCATGACAAACCTTCGTTCTCTCGTGGAAGAGACTGGAGCTACCATGTTTGTAGTGTCTCATCTTAAGCGTCCTGAGAAGAAGGGACATGAAGAGGGTGCACAGGTGTCCCTTAGTCAACTTAGAGGGTCTGGAGCTATTGCACAGCTCTCTGACATGGTGATCGGCCTTGAGAGAAACCAACAGGGTGAGAACCCCAATGTGTTGACCATTAGAGTCCTTAAGAACAGACATAGTGGCGATACTGGGGTGAGTGGCTACCTTAAGTATGACCCTGAAACAGGTAGACTCAAGGATTGCCCACAGGGGTCTGAAGATTGCCCCTTTGAATCGGAGTTTTGATAATGAGTTTTAAAGAGTTTATTTCCCCACTTACTTCCTGGTATTACGACAAGGACACGCCTTTTAAGTATCGTGTAATCTCATTCTTTTGGGTGATCCTGTTACTTCCTATTGCTCCTGTGCTTCTAGCCTCTGATCATCAGGATTCTGCTGAGTACAGAGACCTGAGCTTTCGGGTATTCGCGATCTACGTGATTGCAATGTGGTTGATTACCATTACAGGAATCTCCCTTCTGGTGTTCCTGTAGGATCTTTTTAGCACAGCTATTTAAGAAATAAGCAAAGCTATTTAAGGAATAGAAAATGCTGACAATTAAAGACAAATTTATTGTGTTCGATATTGAAACTGATGGGTTGCTTGATACGACCAAGAGGTTTTGGTGTGGTTGGCTGTACGACTCCTATACTGATTTGTACACTGGTTACACTGATCTTGATGAGTTCTTCGATGCCCTGAATAAGTATGGTACTAGTGGCTACAATATCGTTGGCCACAATATCTGCAAATTCGACATCCCTGCTCTTAAGAAGCTCAAGGGTGAGAGGTTTGCATTTGATGTTCGAGATGTCTGTATTGACACTCTTGTGCTTGCTCGTTTGATCTACTCGAATATCAAGGACACTGACGTTGGTCTTATGCGTTCTGGTAGGCTCCCTAAGGCTCTCTATGGTTCCCACAGCTTGAAGGCTTATGGTTACCGTATGGGTGAACTGAAGGGCACCTATGGCGAACATGAGGGTGCTTGGGACAAGTTTACTCATGAGATGTATGAGTACAACAAGCAGGACGTTGTGGTTACCCTTAAGTTGTTCCATAAGCTGATGGCCAAGGGTTACCCCATTAAGGCAATCCAGCTTGAGCATGACATTGCTTGGGTGATGGCTAAGCAGGAACGCAATGGGTTTGTCTTTGATAAAGATCAAGCAACAAAACTCTATTCCGAATTGGCAGGTAAGCGACAGGTTCTTTATGAGAACCTTGTTTCCAAAGGTGGATCTTGGACTGTCTATAAGGGAGACAAGATCTATAAGCGGGATAACGCTAAGCGTGGCATTAAGGCGGGTGTCCCTTACCCTCAGTATGAAGAGGTCACCTTTAACCCCAATAGTCGCCAACACATTGCCAAGGTTCTCATGGATCGAGGCTGGGAGCCTACTGAAATGACTCCTACAGGTGCCCCTAAGGTTGATGAAGAGACTCTGAAGACTGCTAAGGGTATTGATCTTACTGAGGACATCTTGGAGTATTTGCTTATTAACAAGCGCATTGCACAGCTTGCTGAGGGTGACAATGCGTGGCTAAAGTTGATGAAGGATGATCCTGATGGTTACACTCGCATTCACGGTTCTGTTAATCCTAATGGGGCTGTCACTGGTCGTGCAACTCATGCTTATCCTAATGTTGCACAGGTACCTGCAGGAAGATCTCCCTATGGGGAGGAATGTAGGTCTCTTTTTAGAGTGCCTACTGGATGGTATGAAGCAGGCATCGACGCTTCAGGTCTTGAGCTTAGGTGCTTTGCTCATTTTCTCTATCCTTATGACCATGGGGAATACGTGAATGAGATCTTGAATGGTGACATTCATACCCATAACCAGAAGATGGCAGGGTTGCCTACAAGAGATCAAGCGAAAACTATGATCTATTGCATGATGTACGGAGGGGGCGACGGTAAGCTCGGAGAAGTCATCAACGGCACTGCAAAGGACGGTAAGGCTCTTAAGGAGAGATTCTTTAATGCAGTACCTGCCTATAAGGAACTCTGCTCAGATATTGAAAGGACTCTCATTACGTCCTCTGAGTGGGTCGGAGGTGTCAATAAGGTAACTTGGAGGAAACGTGTTCACCCTGATAACAGCAATCTTAGTATTACTCATAGTATTCTTGGGCTTGATCGCAGGGTTGTTTATGTGCGAAGCCCTCACTCGGCTTTGAATACCCTTCTTCAGTCTGCAGGTGCTCTTATCTGCAAGAAGTGGGTGTGTCTTGTTGAGGAGAATATGCGTAAAGCAGGCTACAAGCATGGTTGGGACGGTGATTTTGCCATGATGGCGTGGGTGCATAAACTTCATTGTGCACGTTAAAGTAGGTTAATTCGGGGAAACCCCTCTGGGGCAATCCCGAGCTAAACATTGGAGGAACTATGCGTGGTAAACCTATGGTCTTGATTAAGGATCAAAACGGTTGCATAGTCTCCACATCACATAGACTTAATAAAGATGGTTATCTAAGGATCAGAGATCACAGGTATAAGGGTAAAGGTAGAAAGCCCTTGATTATGGCTCACAGACTTGTATGGGAAGAAGCTAATGGCGAAGTCCCTGAAGGCTATGAGATTCACCACAAGTGTCATAATCGTGCCTGTTGTAACCTTAGACATCTTGAGCTAGTTAAGATCGTCGATCATAAAGTCGAACATAACTCCACTAGATATGCTGATAGAAAGGCTAAAGCTAAGGAGTATTGGAAACTTTATAAGTGTACAGGTACTAAGCTAGGTGAAGTCTTTGGTGTCTCGTTTTCCTCTGCCTGTAAGTGGATTCGAGAATGGAAGTGTAGAGACTAGGTATATACCGTAGGGGCTAGGGGTGAGATTCCCCTAGTCTCGAAATGCCTACTACAGCTAATACCAATAGGCTGTAAAGAGATAGTCCGACACCCGTAGCAATATGGGAAACGGTAAGGATGAGGTTCAGGTTGCCTGTCGCACAAGGGAAATCGCAGAGGACTGCGTAAGGATTGCACAGGAATCCATGAGGCAGACTCAGGAGTTCTTTAAGTTTAACTGTCAGTTGGACACTGAGGGTAAAATTGGTGCCAACTGGTTCGATTGTCATTAAGGAGTAGCTATGATTCGTAGACCTATGACTGTTGAAGAGATTGAAAAGATTCTTAAGAAGAATGAACCTAAGGAGGTAATGGCATTGTGTAAGACCAACAAAAAGAGCGTTGTTGACATCAAGTGGCTCTATAAGACGGATCCTGTTTTTGGGACTGCAGGTGGTGCCGAAGTTCGATTGAATGGTAAACTGCTGTTTATGCACATCCCAAATCCCTGTAAACTCTATGAAGACTGGACTGACAAAGAAATCTTTTATGAGATTCTTGAACGTCTTGGCTATGAAGTTGATTGGGAAGAAGAGAGTGTTTACTATGAGGGACCTCAGAAAGAAAATGAATAAGTATCTTAGTTTTCTTAAGTATATTGACCAGAACAATCCGAAACTTCAGGCGGACTTCTGTCGTGAGAATGCCAAGCTGATTGCTGAGGCGGCATCTAGGGGGCATATTACGGCCATTAATTACTATAATGAAGCCACTAATTATTGGAGGCTCACTTGTAAGGCATACGCCATCCTTAAGGCTTGTGAATAATGAGATATGCTTTTGTAGACGGTGATATTCTAGCCTTTAAGGCGTCCTCTGCTGTCCAGAAGGATATCGACTGGGGGGATGGTCTTTGGACTTGTCATGCTGAAGTAGATGACGCATGGGATTACTTTACCGACATGCTTATTGCTATTGATGAGAAGCTAAATAAGCATTTTGTTGGTGAAGAGATTACCTATGTATTCTGTTTCTCCGATGAGGATAACTTTAGGAAAGTCTACAATCCTGACTATAAGTCCAATAGGAGATCTAATCGTAAACCTTGTTGTTACAAAGGCCTTGTAGACAAGATTAAAGAAACCTACATTTCTCATACAGTCAAGTACCTTGAAGCTGATGATGTTGTGGGTATCTACTGCACTAGTCCTGTCTATAAAGATATTTGTGTCGCAGTGTCTATGGACAAGGATTTCAAGACAATCCCCGGTTACTTCTATGATTTCGGTAATGATGTCTTGCATAACATCACTGAGAAGGACTCCAAGAAATGGCTGTGCTATCAGACCCTAGTAGGGGACGTTACAGACGGCTATAAGGCATGTCCCACTTATGGCCCTGTGAAAGCCAATAAGCTCCTTAATGGGCACCCTGATTCTGAATGGTGGCCTGAGGTTTTGAAAGCATTCAAGTCTCAGGGTCTTACTGAAGAGGATGCCATTAGAGAGGCAACAATGGCTAGAATCTTGCACTATGAAGATTACCCTTTAGGTAAATCTGAGGGTCTACCTAAGGAGTACAACCCCTTTTAATCAATACTAATACCCCTAGGGCTATTTTTAATTAAATCAATAGTCCTAGGTAGGAGGAAGACATGAACAAAGAAGAAAACAATGTTGTTGAAGAAGAAGAGTTCCCTTATGTTCCTAAGGATCTCATTGAGAGACTTGAGGATATCTTTGACATTCGAAAGATGATTTGGTATGAAAAGAGTAATGAGACTCTTCTAGGTATTCAACAGGTTGTTACCTACCTTAGAAATAAACACGACAAACAGAATGGAGATAACTGATGGGTGGACTCTTTAGTAAACCTAAGGCTCCTGAGGTTAAGGTTCAGGCTCCTGCCATTGAGCAACCTGTGCTCGAACCTGAGGCTCCTGAAATGGGTGCTGAAGAAACTGCGGAACACAAGAAGAACAAGGGCAAGAAGGCCCTGAGGATTGACTATGTGGGTTCTGGCAGAGGGACTAACATCCCTAAGTAACGTGTCTAGGATTGGTGTCTTGCAACCTAATGATGGAGACATCCTAGAACAGATCATCGACAAGGGTGCGAAGATCATCAAAGATGACCCTGACTCCCTCCCTTTCATTAAGAAATATGCTGACGTAAAGGTAGTGCGTAAGTTTCTTAAGGGTGTCATTAGTGGTGAATTTGAAGACTTCATCATCCTTGTTTTCTATAACAAAGAAAATGCTCTCTCGGGTGCATCCCTAGTGTCTAGGGGGAGACCTTGGTATGCACCTGAGGGAGTAACTTTTCTAAATGAAGAGTGCACTGTAGCTTTCCAAAAGGGTCTTGGTTTGTCTAGAGCAATGGCTTATGCTCTTGAAAATAGGGCATGTACTAACGTAAGACTACTGGCCTTCTCTAACGCCAACACGCTCAACAACAAGATGTTGGAAAATACCTATGAGAAACACTTGGGTTACTCTTCATACAAAACTTTTTATAAGGAAATTTAATGGGACTTTTTAGTGGTGTTAAGAAGGCCTTTAAGAAGGTTGTCCATAAGGTGACTGGTAGGGGTAACAGCGGTCAGAGTGCCCCTGAGGCTCCTACGCCTGCTCCTGAGCTTGAACTTACGAACCCTGAGGGTGAAGCCGAGAAGAAGGAAGAGACCGAAAAGGTTCAGCTTCGTAAGGGTAAGAAGGGTCTTAGAATTAAGAAGGATACCGCTTCTGTGAGCAGTGGTTCTGGTCGGAATCTTGTCTGATGGTGGAATATGGGATTTATTTCTATTCTTAAAAACAGACTTGAAGAAAAGAAGAAGGCTGAACAGGCGGCAAAGGAAGCTAAGGAAAAAGCTGAACGTGAATATGCGGCTAAGCAGGCTTCTGTAGACACTGAAGTCGTTGAATCGAGTAACGGTAAGCTGTCCAAGAATTCCCTTAAGATCCGAAAGGGTAGATCTAGTGGTTCTGGTAGGAATCTAGTCTAACATGGAGGGTTATGATGGTTGGTAATAAAACATTGAATGATGGATGGGACGGTTGGAATGGCAACTAGTGAACATACCGCAGGAAATATCCCTCTTGAAGGAGCTAAGACGACCTATGACAAGCTCACGACAGACAGAGACCCGTACACACAGAGAGCAGAGAAGTGTGCAACCTACACGATCCCTATGCTCTTTCCTAAGGAGTCTGATGATGGTGGTACTAACTATTCCACTCCTTACAATTCTGTGGGTGCTAGGGGTCTTAACAATCTTGCCTCTAAGCTTCTTCTTTCTCTGTTGCCTCCTAATCAACCTTTCTTTAGACTGGGGTTGGACGCGGAGTCGACTGTAGCTCTTAATGAGTCTGCTGACGACCAGCTGAAGGACACTATCGAATACGGTTTGTCCATGATGGAACAGCAGATGATTAAGTACATGGAGTCTCAGTCTCTTAGGCCGACTCTTTTTGAAGCCATTAAGCAACTTATTATTGCAGGCAATGCACTTCTGTTCCTGCCTCCTGCTGAAGGTGGTATGAGGTGCTATACTCTTCGTGAGTACGCTGTTCAGAGAGACACTATTGGCAATGTCCTTCAGATTGTTGCTAAGGACACTGTTTCCCGTGGTAGTCTTCCTGATTCCATGCAGTCTGTTCTCCCTGATTCTGGTGAGCCGACTATCAACGAAAAGGTAGACATCTATACTCACATTTACCGTGTGGCTAGTGGAGACACCTATCAGTGGGAATCCTATCAGGAGATTGAAGGTGAGCCTGTCGCAGGTAGTGAGCAGACTTATCCTGCAAACAAGAGTCCTTGGATTCCCCTTAGATTCAATAAGAAGGACGGGGAACACTACGGTAGATCCTTTGTTGAGGATTATCTAGGCGACCTTATCTCCCTTGAGAATCTCTCTAAGAGCATTGTAGATATCTCCATGATTGCCTCTAAGGTTCTCTATCTCGTGTCTCCTGCTTGTCAGACTAACATCAGGGCTTTGTCTAAGGCAGGGAACGGTGCCTTTGTTAGAGGTCGTATGGAGGACGTTGTTCCCATGCAACTCAATAAGAGCATGGACATGCAGACTGTACTCACTACTGCTCAACAGATTGAGTCTCGTTTGTCTTATGCGTTCCTCTTGAACTCTGCAGTCCAGAGTGGTGCTGTGGGTAGAGACAGAGTTACCGCAGAAGAGATTAGGTACGTTGCGGGTGAACTTGAGGATACCCTAGGGGGTGTCTATTCTCTCCTGTCTCAGGAGCTACAGCTTCCTCTCGTTGCCTGTGTCTACAATCAGATGCAATCTCAGGGTTTGCTCCCTGTGGTTGACGAGAGTATTGCAGAGATTGAGCCCTCCATTATCACGGGTATTGATGCTCTTGGTAGAGGACAGGATCTTAACAATCTAGCTCAGGCTTTGCAGTTGATGCAACAGTTCCCTGAGTTTCTACAGACTCTCAACGTTGGTAATCTTGCTACTAGGATTTTTGCGGCGGCTCATATTGATGCTACGGGTCTAGTGAAGACTCCTGAGGAACTTCAGGCAGAACAACAGGCCGCTATGGAACAGTATGCCCAGCAACAGGGTATTGACGCAGGTGCACAGATGGCTGTCAATGAAGCACAGCTAGGACACTAGCACAGCTAGAACACTAGCACATCAGGCACAGCTAGCATAGCTAGCACCTGAATAACTAAAGGATAACTAATGACTGACTTTAATGAACCTCAGTCTCTCACTGAGGAGGCTGAAGCACAGGGTATCGAGATCATGGAGTCTTCTACGACTCAGATTGAGGTTGACCCTGATATTGGAGACCCCCTTCTTCAGAACGAAAAGTCGGGGGAAGAACATAATGAAGAACAAGCTAATGGAACTGAAGGCCACGCTGATGATGTGGCTGTTCATGATCGAAATGAAGATCAAGAGAATCTTCAAGAAGAAGTAGACAAGCACGAAAAGGCTATTGATGCCGTGAAGACCTCCCTTAAGGCAAAGGGTGTTGACTTCAATAAGGCTGTCCGAGAATATCAGGAGCATGGCAAGCTCTCCGATGAAACCGTTGCTGAACTCGAGAAGGCAGGCTATCCTTCTGAGGTTATCGAGGGTTTCATTGAGAGTCGAAAGGCTCTTGAATCTCGCTTCACTGAAGCTGTTTATGATTCCGTAGGGGGTACTAAGGAGTACAATCGTATTGTTGATTGGGCATCCAAGAATCTCCCTCAGAAGACGATTGACTCCTTTAACAGGGCAATCGACAACAATAATCTGGAAGCTGTCTCCCTCATGCTTGAAGGCATGAAGTCTAAGATGACTTCCAAGATGGGTACCGCTAATAAGTCTATTCACGGCGGTACGGCCACTCCTGTGAATCGTCCTAAGGGGTTTGCAAACAAATCTGAAGTGATCGAGGCTATGAGCGATAAGCGCTATGGCAGGGATCCTGAATACACCCGACAGGTCGAACAGAGAATGTGGGCCACTAGTGTTTAATTTTATCTATAACAACAAATCTTATATACTTTAAAAGGAAAATAATTAAAAATGGCTGCTCTTGCTGCTACTGATATTTCCAATCCTGGTCAGGCTCTCTCTGCGGGCGATCGTGATGCACTCTTTATGAAGGTCTTCACGGGTGAAGTTCTGACTGCTTTTGCTCGCACCTCCGTTATGATGTCTCGCCATCAGGTTCGTACTATCTCTCAGGGTAAGTCGGCCTCGTTCGCTGTGATGGGTCGTACCCGTGCTAAGTATCTTGCTCCGGGTAACTCCCTTGATGACCAGCGTAAGAAGATGGAACACAATGAACGTGTCATCGCTATTGACGGTCTCCTTACGGCTGACTGTCTTATCACGGATATCGACGATGCGATGAACCATTATGACGTTCGAGTTGAATACTCTCGTCAGCTTGGTGAAGCTCTTGCTATGGGCGCTGACTGTGCTATTATCAATGAGCTTGCCAATGAGGCCGCTAAGGACGCTAAGTTCAAGGATGGTAACATTCCTGACAATGGTACGGGTGCCGACAAGGTTCTCGGTACGGGTAAGGCCTTTGAGTTTGTTACGGGTCTTGATGTTACGCAGGAAGCCGCGTATGGCAATAAGATTCTTGAGGGTCTCCTTGCGGCTCGTGCTCAGATGACGAAGAACTACGTCCCGCAGGGTGACCGCTATTGCCTTCTCACGCCTGAAGGTTACTCTGCTGTCATGAAGGCTCTTATGCCTGATGCGGCTAACTATCATGCCCTCTTTGATCCGAACACGGGCAAGCTCCAGACGATTTGTGGCTTTGAAGTCATTGAAGTTCCGCACCTCCTGAATGATGGTATTGATGGCAAGCATGCTCTTAATACGAAGATCAAGACTGCGGGTCTTCAGGGTATTGTCTTCCATCGTTCTGCTGTTGGTACGGTGAAGCTCAAGGATCTCGCTATGGAACGTGCTCGTCGAGCTGAATATCAGGCTGACCAGATCATTGCCAAGTACGCGATGGGCCACGGTGGTCTCCGTCCTGAAGCTGTTGGTATCTTTGTTAAGACTGCTCAGGCTTAATAGATGACCATTGAAGAAGTAAAGAAGGCTTACGAGACTACTTACTTCTGTCAGGTGCACAAGTGGGGGTATCAGCTTACCCCTGAGGAGGCTCAGGAACTGGGTCTCCTTAGTGCAACTGCAAAGCCTGTTAAGCCTCGAAGAACCGTCGAAAAGAATAACAACAAGGAAGAATAATGATTGTAACTCCTAGCACTGAACTTGATGCAGTAAATGAAATTTTGTCATCCGTAGGCTCTAGCCCTGTTAATTCTCTTGAGGATGATGCTAATGTGGATGTGCTGAATGCTGTAAGAATCCTTAAGGCTGTCAGTCAAGAGATCCAGTCTAGGGGTTACAGCTTTAACACTCTCACCAGTGTTACCTTGAAGCCTGACTCTTTTACTAACAAAGTTGCTTATGGTAGAGACTTCCTTAGGGCTGTCTCTACTAGCTATAAGTTCGTGAGCAGAGAAGGCTATTTTTATGATCTTGATTCAGGGAATCTAGAGTTCCCTGAAGGCATCACTCTGGATGAACTTGTCAGGGAACTCCCTTTTGAGGAGCTTCCTCAGGTCTTCAGAAAGTATATTACTGTTAGAGCCAGTAGAGTCTTTCAGATGAGGTATCTTACCTCTGCGGACATCGACGCACACCTTCAGCTAGAGGAGAGTGCGGCTTATGCAGACATTGTAGACTATGAACTGACGGATGGTAACTATAACATCCTCAATGATGACCAGTTCATTAGTCAGCAGACTCAGAGGAGCTAAACATGCCTCTAGTATCTCAAAGCATTCACTCATTTAAAGGTGGTGTCTCTCAACAGCCTGACATCATCAGATTTCCCGATCAGGTAACTGAGCTTGTCAACGGGTTTCCTAATGAAGTTGAGGGTCTACAGAAGAGACCTCCGACTCTTGCAATCAAACGTTTGTCTGACCGTGTTGACGCTACAAAGAAGAAGTACCATGTAATCAATAGAGACGAACAGGAAAAGTACATTCTACAGATTGGCTCTGGGGAGTATCAGATTTTTGATCTTGATGGTGAGCCTAGGACATGCACGTTTGAAGATGATGAGTCAAAACAGTACATTACCACTAGTGACCCTAAGGGCAAACTAAAGGCAGTTACTGTTGCTGACTACACCTTTGTCTTGAACACTGAAAAGGTAGTAGATGATGTAGAAGGTAGGTCTGATAGTGGTTGGTCTAACACTGCTCTTGTATACATCAAGAACGCTCAGTATGCTAAGACATATGCTGTGTACATCAATGGTGACTATATTTGCGGTGTGATTACACCTGACGGTGGTGAAGCAAAGCAGGCGGTTCAGACCACTACTGCCTTTATTGCTAGAGCACTATATGCCCTTCTGACGACCGGTAAGAAACCTGATGGTAATAAACCTGACGTTGGTGATACATACGATGACCTGTTGAATCAGGTTGGTGGTAGAGCGTCTATGGGTTACTCTAGGTCTACTGTGGACATCTCTAAATACCAGTGCGCCCTAATTGGTGACTCTATGATTACCATTAGGCCAAAGACGGGTGACACTCCTCCTAACATTCTTGTTAAGGACGGCTTTGGTAACCAGAATGCTATTGCCTACATGGGTAAAGTTACGGCTGTTAATAAGCTCCCCCCGTTGGCACCTAATGGTTACATCATGCAGGTGTCTGGTGAGAAGAACTCTGAGGATGACGACTTTTATGTCAAGTGGGATGACTTACATAAAGTCTGGAAGGAGACTGTTGCACCAAGTATTCCAACTGAGATCAACCCTAAGAATATGCCTCATGCTATTGTCAGGCAGGAGGATGGAAGTTTTCTTCTTAAGAAGCTCCCGTGGGTTGATAGAGGTTCAGGTAATGAAGACACTAACCCTGATCCTTCGTTCATTGGTAGGAAGATTAACGATATCTTTTTCTATCGTAATCGCCTAGGGGTCATCGCTGATGAATCCACTATCCTTAGTGCAACAAACGACTTCTTTAATTTCTGGTTTAAGTCCTCTGCGGCTATTGCAGACACTGACCCTATTGATGTCTCGGTTTCCTCTAATAAGGTTGCCATTCTGACTCACGCTGTACCCTTTGCAAGAGAGCTTATGCTGTTCTCCCGTGAAGGACAGTTTGTCTTGTCTAGTGATGGTGTCATGACTCCTAAGAGTGTCAAGTGCGACCAGATCACTAACTTTGACTATGATACGAATGTTCAACCTATCTCTATTGGCCCTTCGATCTTCTTTGTGAATGATCGAGTAAACTACTGTTCTGTGATGCGCTACTACTCCTTGCAGGACGTGGCTGACCTTAAGGATGCTGAAGACGTAGCCGCACATGTGCCTACGTACATTCCTAAGGGTATCACTAGACTCTCTGGGAACACCACAGAGAACGTAGTTACGGCTATCTCCTCTACTACCCCTAATATCGTATACTGTTATAAATTTATTCTTGTTAATGCCACTAGTGAACAACAGGCATGGTTCAAGTGGGAATTTGCAAACAAGAATTCTGAGGTTCTTCTAGCGGAGTTTGTTGACTCAGAGATTTATCTTCTTATTAACTCTCCGAATGGTCTGTATCTAGAGAAAGCGTTGTTGACAGGTAACGCTGTTGACTTCTCTGATGAGCCCACTAGGCTCTTTATGGATCGTAAGAAGAAGTATGTAATTCCTCAGTCCAACAAGTACAGTGACTATGAGGATCACACTGAGGTGTCTCTTATGGATATCTACGGTGCCATCCCGTCTACTAAGGATCATAAGTATTTCATTGTCACTAAAGACGGTTACGTTACTGAGGTTACTGACTGGGATTCCAATGGTGTCTTTAGGATCCAAGGGGACATGAGGGGTGTCGAGGTGTTTGTGGGCCTTACCTACAAATTCTGTGTGACTCTCTCTAAGCAGTCCATTAAGAGGAATACGGATACTGGAGGCGTTATCTCTGAGATTGAAGGCAGACTACAGCTTAGGTACTTCTGGTTGAACTATAGTAAGTCTGGTGTATTTGAGTGCAAGGTTGATAACGAACTTAAGGAAAAGCACTTTAAGTACAGGTTTACTGGTAGGAACCTTGGTGAATCTCCGACTATCTTGGGGGCAAACAAGGTTTACACGGGTAAGTTTAAGTTCCCAATTCAAGACAATAATGATGAAGTAGTCATTACTGTCTGCTCCGACAATGTCCAACCTATTAACCTGATTTCAGGTGGTTGGGAAGGTCTTTACATTAGAAGGAATAGTAGCGTATGAAGTTGAAACCCTTAACTCCTGAGCAGAATAACATGCTTTGTGACATCGCAATTCATGCTATGGAGAGCTGTGTCTGTAATGAAGTTGAAATCCCCATTGAACACTTTGTTTATGAAGGGGTGTATTACAGAACCTGTTTTATCCCTAAGGATGTAGCTATTATTGGGGCTTACATCAAGATCCCTACTACTGTAATTGTCAGTGGGGATTGTTATGTTACCCTAGGGAATACTGTAGGGAGGCTTAAGGGTTACAACGTCATTCAGGCTGAGGGCGGTCGTAGGCAAGCCTTTAGGGCACTTGAAGACACGCACATTACGATGTGCTTTAGGACTGATAAGGTTGACCTAAGGGAATGTGAGAAAGAGTTTACTCCGGAGTGGATGCTATTAACAACTAATAGAAAGGAATTGATTAAAGAATGAGTGGTGTCGTAATCGGTGTTGGTGCCGCTGTTGGTGCAGTAATTGGTGGTGGTAGTTCTCTACACGGTATCTCTAAGCAGAACCGTAGTATGGTGAAAGCCTTCAAGAAGCAGATGCACTACCTACAGCTAAACTATAACTACAATCAGGCGTCACTTGACAGACAAGAAAGATCAATGTACGACTCTGCACTAGGTGAGTTGTTTTCTTTGTCTCTTAATGCCTACCAGAACAATTCACAGATTGAAGCGGCTATTGCTGAGACAGGTCTTGATGGTAGATCACAAGATAAGATCAAGCAGACAATTAGTGGACAGACTCTAAGACAAGAGACTGCGACTAAAGAAGCCTACCTTAATGATGTGTGGAATGTAAGGTTTCAGAAGGATGCCCTTTACATCCAGACTAAGGCATCCGTTGAGCAAGCTAGGGATAACCTCAATAATAATCTTATTGGTGGCTCTAGGGCTTTCCAACAGTTCCTCAGTGGTGCAATCACTGGTGCCGCTATGGGTGCCGCTACTGCAGGTATTGGTAGTGCCGTTGGTGGTGCCCTTGGTGGTGCCGCTTCTTCAGCCGCGGCATCTACTGCTACGGGTGCTTCTGCAGGCATCGGTGGTGCAGGTGCTGTTAGCACCTCTCTAGGTTCTGGCTTCCTGTCTTCTTATGGTCTCGCGGCTAATAGCGTAGTTGCTGGTGGTGCTACTACTGCCGCTTCTACAGGGCTGTCCTCAGGGGCACTGGCAGGTATTGGGGGTGCAGGTGCAATTGCCGCTTCTGGTATGAGTGGTGCATCCTCTAGTGCGTCTATTGCATCCAATACTGGCGGTAGCTTCCTTGGTAACGTAATGGCTAATTACCAACAGTACAAACCCTATGTTGACTTCGTACAGCAATGGGCTAACTATTACAACTCTAACATTACCCCTAGAAAACGAGGAGGTTACTTTTACTAATGGCTTATAAAAATTCAGACGGTAATTCCTCCATTGCCAATCAGTGGGGGCAGTGGAGATATTTCAACTCTGCTTTGGATAAACTAGGTAATGCTAAGCCTGCTACAATTTCTATCAACGAAAATAATGTAACTATTCCAGAAGCAGACAATTGGCTTGAATGCTTTAAGGACGTTGCTAGGGCTGTTAAAGGTGGTCTTGAGGCTAAGAAGGAGCTGTCTTATAAGTTAGCTGATGATTATCTTAAGTCGCATTCTCTTGAGCAGTACCGTGAAGAGATGACTAAGGGTCTTGTGCCATTCCAAGATGACCCTCTTGCAATGGCTAGACTTAAAGAGTCCCATGGTCAGATGCTGTTCCAGTACATCACTGAGGACTTTCAACGAAGAGTCGACACTAATGAATTTAAGGGAAAGGCCCCTGAAGAGGTAGATGCAGAGTTCTTTAAGTTCATGCGTGAGAATGTGTCCGATGTAGCCAAACAGTTTGGGTATAGCTCTGAGGATGTGTTCTTTAACAGGGGTGTCTTTGCTAACTCCCCTGCAGAACGCATCAAGATGATGACACGTCAGAAAGAAGTTGAGCATAAGTTTAACGTTCAGGACATGTTCATCACCGAATCTGCCAAGGTTCATGCAATCATCCAGAACGGTGGTAATGCGGAAGCACTTGTTGGTGCCCTTAGGGAAATGGATCTTACCGTTGGTAGGTTCCTAGACCCAGAACATCGAAATAAGTTTTGGACAACTGTCGTAAAGTCTCTTGAGAATAGTCCTGAAGGTTTCTTTAATCTACAGCAACTTGCAGATTATAAGGATCTCCCATTTGCTAATGGCGTAACCATTAGGGAATACCTCGGCGAAGACGGTTATAAGGCTTCCCTTATTAAGGCTTATAACTATAGGTACAAGAGAGACACAAAGGCATACCTTGACTATCAGAATGGTCTTGATAATCTAGCAAATAGTGGAGAGCTTTCTGTGCTTGAAGCCATTAGAAACAGTGAACTGGAAGCTAATGGCAACATCCTTACGGACAGAGTAAAGGACATCGAAAAGGCTGTAGACAGGGCTAGAGAAGTCCAAAGAAGTAATTTGAGAGCCACTGCTGTAAAGGCTCAAAATGAACAAAAGGCCCTTATCAAGCAAAACCTAGCTAAGAAGTTTCTAAAGGACGCGTCACTTGGAAAGGAGCTTAAGAGTAGCGACTCTTCTGATCTATCTTCAGACGATCTAAGTGTTGCCTTTGACTCTATGATTGAGAGTGGTGAGATCACTACTGAGGGGGCACTCGGGATTGCAAAGAACTCTTCTGTCCCCTTTAGGGACAATCCTGCAAGACGTTATTTCAAGGACAAGGCTGAAGCGGCTAGTGAGAAGCTGACTGGTATTACGTCTGACTATCTCAATAGTGGCATGAAGCCTGAGACTATTCCTAAGGATCCCCCTGAGGAGATCACTCAGATGATTGAACTGTACCGTACTGATCCTCAGGCTTTCTTGTATGCCACTGGTAGCACCAAGGGTTTCACTGAATCTATCCATGGTGCTATTCTTCTAATGGAAGGTGGTAGGTCTTGGGAAGATGTTGTAAAGAGAACTGCAGGCTTTGAAAAACTCAAGGCTGACTCTAAGGGAAGAGCAAAGATTGAGGGTCTTAGAATCAAGGTTAACACTGGTGTAACTGAGATCTCTAAGGTTATTGGTACCGAGATTGATCAAACAGGCAAGGACTTCATCTATAACATGGCTTGCAGATTTGTAGGCTCTGGTGAGTCTCCCAGTAGAGCCGTAGAGTTGGCTAAGGATGTATACAGAAATCAGTACGTGACTCTCCTAGGCACTAGTGTCCCTACTAGAGTGTTTACCTCTAGAGCTTATGGTAATGCAGATCCTAAGATGGCTAAGGAGCTATTTAGAGAGGAGTTCGACTATGGTGATGACTCCAAATATTCTGTAGATTACAACGAGGAGTCTGGAAGACTTGTTGTATATGAGAAGGGAACGTACAATTACGTCAAGTCTTACACGACTGAGGACATCCAACGTACTCTTGACAAGGCCGCTGAAAGAAAGGCTAAGGAACTTGAAAAGGAAATGAATGCAACTGTCTTTGATAGACTTTCTAAACTAAATAGTGGAACTGACTAATGAATCCTAGACGTAGTGCTTGGGGTGACTTCGAGAATACGGAGCATCCCTATGACAGTATCATTAAGGATACTGCTGAGAGATACGGTTTGAACCATTCTCTATTCAGACGACAACTGTATCAAGAATCACGATTTAACCCTAACGCTGTGTCTCGTGCAGGTGCTATGGGTATCGGGCAAATCATGCCTAAAACTGCAAAGGCTTATGGTGTGACCGACCTTAGCACCCTTAAGGATCCCTTCTTTAACATCGACCTTGCAGGTCGTATTATGAAGGATAACCTTAAGTACGCTAAGGGCAATCAGTATGCGGCATTGGCTATGTACAATGGTGGTACTGCCGCAATGAAGAACTACCTTAAGGGGAACTATAAAAAGCTACCTAAGGAAACTTGGAATTACATTGACACCATTGGTGATGATGACAGGTGGGGGGAACAGAAGGTAAATGAACCTGTCCCCACCGTTAATCCGAGTGAGCCTCCTAAGCAGGAGCCTCTTGAGGATTCCTTGATTGACAGGAAGCCTGTATTTACTAGCCTTGATTTGCCTGAGTCATCTAAGGAGATCAAGCCCTTTATCAAGGATCCTGTTGATGAGGATGCTGTAAGAGCGGCTCTTGCTAATACTACTAGGAGCAGGCTCATCGGCATCAGTTTTCGCTCAAAGCGTTGGGCTGACAATCGTTATGTCTATGACCCTTCTCAGGATACATCGGATGAGCCTCAGGTTGGCTTTGCGGGTGGCTTGAAGCATGGTTATGTCCCTACATACCTTAGGATGTCCTTTGCTGACGGAAGTATCTTTGGTGAACAGTTTTCCCCTTCGGATGAACAAAGGGGGGAAATCCTAGGCAAAGTAGGGTACAACATGGATAGGTACTATGCTGTACTCAATGGTGCTACTTCGATGGAGGATGTCGAAGAAAGACTTAAGATCAATGATGAAGTAATCAAGTATAGACAGGCTGAAGCTAAAGCCGGTTGGTTCTCTTCGATTACTTCTTCTATTGGTAGTGCTGTTGTGGATCCTTTGTCTTATGTCCCCGCACTTGGAGCGTATGGCATGGCAGGTAGGGTGCTCACAGGTGCCGCTTTGGGTGCTGTGTCTAATCAGATTGATACCTATGTGTCTGGTGCAGAACACGACATCATGGAAGACATGCTTGTTGGTGCTATGTTTGGTGCAGGTATTGAGTTTGCATTCAAGGGTCTAGGTAAGGGTGGACACTATGTAGGCGATACTGCTCGTAGAGCCAAAATCATCAGGGAGTATCAGGAGGCAGGTAAGGATCTTCCCTCTGAGGTCTTTGATGGTATTGGAGGTTCCACTAAGGTCGCTACGTCATTGAACAACCTTCTTGACAACATCGAACGCAGAGTCCCCCTTGTGTCTACTAAGGGTGTCTTTCAGGCTCTTGAGTCTGATAACTTTAGAAAGTTCTGTGAGTCTGTCTTTGTAGACCGTGGTTCTGGTTATGTGGATGAGAACGGTGTTCACTATGCAACTAGATTCCAAGGGCAGACTGTAGAGGAGAAGCTAAGAGCCGCTCAGATTGACTTTGAGAACTTTGAGTCAGGCTATAGAGATAGCTTCAATAATCTCAGAAAGCTGGGGCATGCTGATGCGGAAATCAATCTAGCTATTTGTCAGGCTATTGAGAACGGTGTCACACCTCCCAAGTTTGTAGGTAATGAAGAGTTCAGTAAGATCGTAGAGTCTACTAAGGATTTCCTTCAGAAAACCTCTAAGGTTGGCCAGAGGGGTGGTTATGTCCCCAGAGTAAGTGACCCTAGAAAGGTTGGCGATCTCTTTGACCCTAATCTCCCTAGAGGGCCTCAGGTAGAGAGACTTGTTGATGAGCTTTCTCACGCTCTTGTTGACGGCGCAGTTCATAAGCCTGAAGTAAGACAGAGAATCCTTGACTACTACAAGAAGAATGTCTACGATAAGCTCAAGGCAGAAAGGGAAGCACAGATTGCCGAGCAAGACAAGAAAAAGGACATAAAGTACCAAAAGATCGCTAAGGCTTCTAATAAGATTATCTCTGACAAGTCCGCTCAAGCCTCAAGAAGTATTGAGCGTATCCAAGAAAGAGGTGATGTTAGAGGTGACAATCTAGCTGATAAATACAATGAGCTAGAACCTGCTTACAACAAGGCTAAGAATAAGATCTCTGAGGATATCTCTAAGGAGCTTGATAAGGCTGATGCTGACTACAATAAGGCTGTTGAGGAAGCTAAGGCTAAATCTGAGAAGAAAACCAAAGAGCTAGAGAAAGAGTACACTAAACTTGATAAGTCCTCTGATGCCGACATTGATGCCGAAATCAACAAAAAGATTGAGAGCCTTAGAAAAGAAGCTGAACAAAAGAAAGAGTTGGCTAAGGCTAAGGCTGAGACCGAAGGGAAAGCTAATGCCGCACAGAAGAGATACGACAAGTACGTAAGCACTACTCTTGTAGAGAGAGCTAAGAAACTCAAAGAGAACGCTCTTAAGGCTAGAGAAGCTAAGAAGGAATCTCTCCTTGAGGCCCTCGAAGCAGAAGAGCAGAGACTTAAGAATACCTTAGAAAACAAGAAGAAATCCTACGAATCTAGAGTAGAGGGTATCCAGAAGAGAGAATCCGAGAGACTTAAGGAACTCGAGAAGAAACTCATCAAGGATAGAGACTCTATTATCGAGAAGATCGAAGCTGTAGAGAAAGAAACTGCAGATAAGATCAAGGCTAAGGAACGAGAGGTTAGTGAAGTCCAGAGACAGCAACACAAGGCTCAGGACATGGTTAGGCAGGAGAAGTTTGAGGATAATCTTGAGCCTCTACCTGATGAACCTGCTTGGGAAGATGTGCTTGAATGGATGAAGAAAGAAGCTAGGGGTGACGCTCTTGGTTGGATCGACCAAGGTGCATCTATGGGTAGGGCTATCATCACTGATGGTAACATTGCAAACATCAAGTACGACCCTGAGGTGACTAGAATCCCTTGGGATACCTCTGTAACTACCCGTAGTGGGTTGTCTATCGACAAGATGCGTAGAGATCCTCTTGAGGCTGTCCGTATGCACCATAACAAGGTTATTGGCGACAATATCCTCCTTAGTTACGGGTGTGAGACATTGGGTGACTTTGAGAGAATGCTGGGTAAGATGTGGTCTGAGGAGCATAACTCTGTCGTGAATGGTAGAGTTGACGCTAAGAAGTTTGCACAGGCTCAGGAACAGCTTATCAACATGATCTACAATAAGCACCATAGCATGTCTGATGTTAATAGCTCTTGGCTTGGTGCTATGGCGGATGTCATCAGAAACCTTACATTCTTCTCTAAGAATGCTATGATGGGTATGGCTAATCTCTTTGAACAGGGTGAGGCTATTAAACACTATGGTGCCCTGCAGTTCTTTAAGGGTGTCCCTCTTGTTAGAGAGCTTTTTGATAATTGGGCTAAGAATGGCATGACCAATGCAGAGATTAGACAGGCTCAGTCTCTTATCTTTGGCATGTCCGTAAGAGAGACTGGTCTACTTAGAGACATTGCTACGGAATCTTTTGAGAAGCAACTACGTAGGTTCAATGGCGATAAGGCTAAGTCTATTCTTGTTGCGGCAACCGATACTCTTGCTCAGGCTTCTCCGTTTACTAAGTTCATTCAGAATACCGAGAACTCTATCGTTGAGGCTTCTCAAGGCATGTTCTTGGGTGAGCTTATTCAGTACGCTCATAACAAGTCTATCTCCAAGAAGGGCTTCCTTAATAAGGAACTTATGCAACGTAATGGGATCTCTCAGGAGAACTTTGATAATCTACTGAAGATCCTTAAGGAATCCACTACCGTAGGTAAGAACAAGGAAATCACTATTGATAACCTTGATGCTATCCTCTCTAAGGATCCTGCCGCTCTTGCAACTCTTAGACGTATGGGCGACTATGTTGCTCATGAGGTAATCCAGAAGAACACTTTGGGTGACACTTTCCTTTGGGAGGGTGCCCAAAAGAATCCGTTTATGCAGTTGCTCTTGCAGTTCAAGACGTTCGCTCTTAGATCCTACGATAAGAGACTTAAGAAAATTCTAGGTAGAATGGCTGAGGGTGATGCCCTTGGACAAGCCTATAGTATCTTCTTGTCTACCGCATTGGGCACCGTTGGTGCACTTACTAACACCCTTATTAATACTGCAGGCATGGATGAGGAACAACGAAAGGAGTACCTTAAGAAGACTCTAAAGTATGACTCTGAAGAAGGACTTACTTTGGACACTGTTTTTCAGGCTGGTATTAATGGTGTTATGCGATCTAGCGTCTTTGCAGCCCCGTCTTTGGCACTAAACACTCTTGGTGTGAACACTGACGTTAAGACCACCACTGAAGGCTTCTCCACTCAGAAAGAGCGAGATGAGCTGTATGGAGGCTTTGACGCCGACAAGTGGTTTAGAGACTTGGTTCCTGCATACTCTACCATCAAGTCTTTCATGGACATTGCAGGGTACTCTGCTAATGTAGCTCGAATGACAGGTGATGAAAACTTCACCGATGAGCAACTAGAGAATCACAAAGAGAAAGCTGTCAGAGCTATTCGTAATTCTACTAATATCCCATTCCTTAAGTGGGGTCTTTATAACACTCTATCCGATAAGGATGAATAACTAAAACAATGGCTTCTACTATTGCTAACTATCAGGGCAATGGGTCTACTACAGACTTCACTGTGCCCTTTGATTATCTAGCAAAGAAGTTTGTGAAGGTCACCGTAGACTCCCGAGAGAAACTTGGGGGTGACTACGGTGACACCACTAAAGACTACTTCTTTGTAGATAAGACTACCATTAGATTCAATACAGCTCCCGCTAGTGGTACTGAAATTATTATTCGCAGGTATACGTCTGCTACTGACCGTATCGTGTCCTTTAAGGACGCTTCGGTTCTCAAGGCTAAAGACCTTGATGTGTCTACCATTCAGACTATTCATATTGCTGAAGAAGGTAGAGATATCATCAATGACGCACTCATTGTAGACAAGGAAGGCAATTGGGATGCTAAGGGACACCGCATTGTGAATGTTGGTGATCCTATTGGTGACAACGATGCGGTTAGCTTCAAGGTCTACAAAGATGATGCTATGGGTGCCTATCAGGCTAAGCTAAAGGCTGAAGCCGCTAGGGATGCCGCTAAGGTATCTGAGACGAACGCTAAGGCTTCTGAAGTTAATGCTAAGGAGTCTGAAGTCACCGCTAAGGCTTCTGCGGGTACTGCAGTATCTGCGGCTAAGCATGCTGATGCTGTCAAGACAGAGAACCAAGCAATCCTTGAAGAGGCTCGACAGCTACAAACCGATATTGAAACCTCTGAGAGGAATGCTTATGACAATGCTGTAATTGCTACTCAAAAGGCTGATGAAGCTAAGGTCTCTGAGGCGAACGCTAAGGTCTCTGAGGTGAACGCTAAGGCTTCTGAGGTGAGTGCTTCTGCTAGTGCATCCTTGGCTAAGGATTGGGCTACAAAGACTACTGGTACTGTCGATGGCTCTGAGTATTCTGCAAAGCACTATGCTAATAAGGCTAAGGATAATGCTGATGCAAGTGCTTCTACTCTTGCAGAAGTCAAGACTGAAGGTGCCAAACAGTTAAAATCAATCACTGATACCTCAACCGCTGAAATTAGTAAAATCACGAGTGAAGGGGAAAGGCAGGTTACTAGAGTTACGACTACAGGTAACCAACAGGTATCTGCAGTCACCACTGAGGGCACTAAACAGGTTAACCTAGCGAAGGCTCAGGTAGCCTTGGCTGTCCAAGAGGTCACTAAGGCTAAGGAGCAGGTTGGCCTAGCAACTCAACAGGCTACTCTAGCTACTACTAAGGCTTCTGAGGCTGAAGATAGTGCTACTAGTGCTTCCCAGTCTGCTACTGCGGCTAGTACCAGTGCTAAGAATGCTAGCGCCTCTGCAGGTACGGCTACGACTCAGGCTACTGCGGCTAGCAATAGCGCTAAGGCGGCTAAGCTCTCTGCGGACAATGCGGCTCTCTCTAAGACTGCGGCAGGTACCTCTGAGGCTAACGCTAAGGCTTCTGAAGTTGAAGCTAAGAAGCAAGCTGATCTCGCTAAGGGTTATGCTGAAGATGCGGCTTCTGGACAGCTAAATGCTGACTGGGAAGTTTCTGATCCTAAGTCTAAGGCGTTCATCAAGAACAAGCCTACGCTTGGTGCCCTTGCGTCTAAGGACAGCATTGCGTATAGCGAGATCACTGGTACTCCTCCTGCGCAAGATCTTAGTGGTCTTGCTACTAAGCAAGAGCTTCAGACGGGCCTTGCAGGTAAGGCTAATGCCTCACATACGCATACCAGTGCTAATATCACTGACCTGAGCACTACCTTGGCTCCGTATGCTACGACTGCTGTGATGAACACTGAGCTTGCTAAGAAGGCTCCTTTGTCTCATACTCATACTATTGCCAATGTGACTAACCTTCAGACTGCCTTGGATGCTAAGACTAATGATGCTACACTTCAGGTAGACCTTACGGCTATCCGTGAGAGCATCACTAACGTGTCTTCTAAGGTTGATGGCATTGGTGACACTCTGTCTCCTACGTATGCCAAGAAGCAGGCTATCTTGGATGCTTGCGATCAAGCTATGAATGGTGCTAATCCTGTTCATGCAGGAGATCCTACGCTTGATGACATTAAGTCAGCACTAGCTACCATTCAGGCTCAGTTGGGTCAGTTGGAAAGCAGAAGGTATGTTAAGGAGACTGGTAAGAGTTCTGACGGTACCTCTTGGTATAGAATGTGGAGTGATGGATGGATGGAGCAAGGAGGTACTTATACATCTTCAGACAATTCCGCATTTGCCATAAAGCTGGTCAAACCCATGACAACAACATATTACCACTGTACCGTAACTGGAGCATATAATAATTCATCTAACCATGGTTTTGGGTACGTCTATGACAAAACTACATCTGGCTTTAAAGCCGTTGTTGTTGAACCTATCGGTACGTGGGCAGTGTGTGGTTACTAAAGGATTACTAAATGGACGATCAAATTTTTCTTAACCAACTAGCTGAAAAGCTAAGTAAACTCGGTACTGTAAGACCTTTAGGTTTCCACTATCTTCACCCCTACGGAACAGTACCTGCTGACTCTATTATTTGTAATGGGGCTACGTATTCTAGAGCTTTGTACAAAGACTTCTTTGATTACATTACAACTCAAGGGTGGGTGAAGACTGAAGCTGAATGGCAAAAGATTGCTACGAGAGACAATGGATTCTGCCCGTTCTATAGCGATGGTGACGGTAGTACGAACTTTAGGACTCCTAAGTTTGCTCCTTATCAGCAGATTGCTATGAGCGTGGCTCAGGCTACGCAGTATCATCAAGCAGGGCTTCCTAATATTACGGGTAGAAGTGACCTTGGAGGTATTTATAGCGCCGCCTCTTTTAGCGGGGCTATTACTTCTGCACATAACACGGGGGTCGTCACTGGTGCAACTCATTATAATACTAGCACCGAACAAAAAGTTAAGTTGACGTTTGACGCAAGCAATTCTAATTCCATCTACGGTCGCCCCAGTACCGTTCAACCTGAGTCACACGAGTGGGTAATGTGCGTGGTAGCCTACGGTATTGCTACTAATGTAGGTTCTGTGGACATTCAGAACGTGATGAGTGCTGTGAATGCTGTGCAGGCTAGGGTTGATAATAAACTTGAAGCTAGTACACCTCATATTACAGAGACTTGGAGATCTACTGATGGGAGCTCTTGGTATCGAAAGTGGTCTGACGGTTGGAGTGAGCAGGGAGGAAAAATTCCAAATGGAAATGCTTGGACGTGGTATACCGCAACTTTAAATACCCCATTTACTACGACTTCTTACACACTTGTTGTTGGAGTATGTATTACCGATGGCAGTTCTGCATCTAATCAAGAGAGTAATGATTATTTGTTGGGTAACAAAAGTGCTAATTCTTTCCGTTACCGTCAACTTAATGACGTAGCTAATCCGACGGCTGATTGGTACGCCTGTGGCTACTAAAGGATTACTAAATGGATTTCTACATCAATCAAAAGTTTACTGATATCTACCCTCCTGAAGCCGCCGTATGGTGTAATACCAGAGGTGACTGCAGTATTCAACAGGTAGACGGTGGGTATCAAATTATTCAGAATCCTGAACCTGATGATTCGATGGTAGCTGAGGCAATCAGGAATAAAAGAGACAATCTCATTGGTGAGACTGACTATTATCTCATGCCTGACTATCCATCAAATCCTCAGAATCTTGAAGAACTTAAGGTCTACAGGCAGGCTCTTAGAGACGTCCCTAAACAGGAAGGTTTTCCTAGGGATGTCCGTTGGCCTGATGTGCCTAAGTTCCTCTGTAAGGACTCTGAATCGGAACCCTTGGGTCTCGCTAAGGTAGGGATCTAAGGTTATATCCAAGGTGTTCTTTGGGTAACTATGGACACCTTGGTTTCTTTATCTAAGTTACTTTATTTTATAAGGAATATAATTAGGGCAGAATTTGCTTCTAAGGGTGTTGCGGGTGCAGGTCTTGGTACTGGTATCGCAGGTCTTGCTCTCGGTGTCCTCAATAGCTCTAATAATGGCAATGGTCTCCTTGGTGGTCTCCTTGGTGGTGGTAATCAGAATATGGTGTCCGCTCTCCAGGCTGAGAACAGTATGCTCAAGGCTGAGAACTACTCCGATAAGAACGCCAAGGAAGTCTACGCACAGTCTCTCGCAGACAACCGTAGGCTCCGTGATGAAACCTTTGCGTATCTTAAGCCTCTTGCTGATGAATCTGCGAACAACCGTGTTGAACTCGCTAAACTTCAGGCTGAGCTTAAGTGTTGCTGTGAAAAGCAGGAACTCCGTGAGCAGATTGTCCTTGGTAAGGTCAATGAGCTTGCTCTGACGACTCAGGCGAAGTTCGGTTGTATCGACCAGACCATTGCAGGTATGATGGGTACGCTTGGTAAGATCACGGACACGATTGTTCCTATGAGTGCTATCTGCCCGACTCCGATGGCTAAGTACAATGCGTGGGTTGCTCCTACGAATACTCCTGCTACGGGCGCATAATAATTTCCTATGAAAATCAGTTTGAGTAAAATCTCTCAGGTACTCCCTGAGTTCGTTGATACTCGACTGATGCCTAGTGCTCCCTCCACGATGAAGTGGCTTCTTGGAGGGAGTACGTTCCTTGTCCTGCATCAGGCGGATACCCTCATCGGTAAGTATCTGCCTATGCTGAAGCAGGTGGGTATCGTCGATGAGAACAACAAGGTAGACATCGAGGTTGCTAAGGGATTCATTAACAGTGCATTCGATAAGAGTGGTGCTGTGGAATACCTTGGATTTAAATTCGATAAGTCTGATGGTGAAGCTCTAATTAATATTATGGAGAAATACAAAGATGATTGATGAAAAGTGGGAAGATAATGTTTTTATGATGGCTAAGCATAAACTTCTTGAAGCTATTGAGAAGCGTAACAAGGAGTCTTACCATACTGAGGGAGACATCCGAGCCTATAAGGATGCCCTAAAGGCTTTGTACTATCTCATTAGCATTGAGAAGAGTAAGTAATTCAGGGGTTTCAGTAGTCCTAAAGGACTTACGCACAGTAATTACCGTAGGACTGCTGAGCCTATCTAACAGACTAAGTAAATGAATATACAAGTTTATTGGGATGGCAATGTAGGCGCCTGTGGGTATGAGAACCGTAAGGCGTTCTTTACAACTAAACCTAACATTCCTACGGTTACCTTTGATGTCATCGTATATAGCGAAGACAACAACGTAACGAAGAAGATTTACGCTAATATTACTAGTGAGCTTACTTCTGAGGAAGTTACTGCCATAAAGCGGTTTGCTAAGGCACTGTTCACGGATAAGAGCAACACTAATTAAATAACTAAATACACTATGGAACTGGAAGTAATTAAGAAAGATGGTACCCACGAAGGGTGGGATTGGGATAAGATTGAAGTAGCTATCCATAAGGCCGCCCAGAGGGCTAACGCTACGTACTCTGAGTATGACATTGGTAAGATTAGGGGCTATATCGAGAGCATTGTCTACAGCAACTATGCTGAGGTGCCTACTGAAAAGCTACACGCTATTGTCATTGAAGCTCTTTGTAAGTACGCACCGAAGATCGGAGAATCTTATAAGGAGTTTAGAGACTATAAGAACACCTACGCTAAGGCTTTCGAAGCTGTTAAGAATGAGGCAGACACTGTCCTTCTTTTGGGAGACAAGGAAAACGCCAACTTCGATAGTTCCCTTGTGTCTACCAAAGGCTCCCTCATTAAGGGCTATCTTACTAAGCAACTGTATAAGCAGTTCTACCTTACTAAGGAAGAGAAAGAGGCTACTAAGGTCGGTAAGTATTACATCCATGACCTTCGAGACATGATCTTTGGATCAATCAACTGTTGTCTCTTTGACATGGCTACTGTTCTTAAGGGTGGCTTTAATATGTCCAATGTTACCTATACGGAGCCTACGAGTGTCCTTAGTGCCCTTCAGGTGATCGGTGACATCACCCTTGTAGCTACTGCACAGCAGTTCGGTGGATTCACTATCCCTCAGATTGACAAGACGCTCCTTCCGTATGCTAAGAAAACGTATGAGCATGCGTTTAAGAAATACTTTGACCAGTGCAATATGGAGTTCGATGAAGCATGTGCAATGGCTATACAAGATCTCAAGCGTGAGTTGGGGCAGGGCTTCCAGTCTCTTGAACTGAAGCTAAACACTGTTCCGTGTTCCCGTGGTGACTTTGCATTCACTACGCTTACGTTTGGTGAGTGGAGCAATGATCTCCCTGAGTATGACAAGGAGTTTCTTGAGATGATTTGTGAGACCATCCTTGAGACCCGCATGAAGGGACATGGGGGTAAACAGGTTGTGTTCCCTAAGCTCGTGTATCTCTATGATTGGGAACAACATGGCAGTGATGAGCACGCTAACGTGTTCGAGAAGGCTGTTGAATGTTCCAGTAAGTGCATGTACCCTGATTTTCTAGCTATTAACGCTCCTAAAGGCACTGTGTCTGAAACCTACAGAGCGTCGGATAAGCAGTGTGTGATCCATCCGATGGGATGCAGGGCGTACCTCACTCCTTGGAAGGATCCTGAGACTAACGAGTATGTGTCTGTTGGGCGATGCAACATTGGTGCGGTGTCTCTCAACCTCCCGTTGATCTTTAAGGCATCTAAGGGTAACTTCTGGGAAGAGCTTATGGTGAACCTTGAACAGATTCGAGGATTCCTTAATCGTCGCTACGATATGATTAAGCACGCTAAGGCCAGTACGAATCCTATGGCATTCTGTCAGGGAGGTTTCTATAAGGGCTTCCTTAATCCTGAAGATGAGGTAGGTGAGCTTACCAAGTATATGACAGCATCTTTTGGAATCTCTGCCTTGAATGAGTTTGCTATTCTCTTTACTGGTGGCAAGGATCTGCAGACTCCTGAGGGACAGAAGGCGGCTAAGGATGTCGTTAAGTTCATCTATGATGCAGTGCAGAAGTTTAAGAAGGAAGACGGATATCTCTATGCACTCTATGGTACCCCTGCAGAGTCCCTTTGTGGCACTCAGATGACTCAGTACCATGAGTATTGTGCAAAGAATAACCTTAAGGATGAATTTGAAGGCAAGTCCTATTTCACCAATTCCTTCCATATCCATGTGTCTGCCGACATTACTCCCTTTGAAAAGCAGGATCTTGAGTTTGAGCTCTTCCACCTTATTGAGGGAGGTCATATCCAGTATGTCCGTATTGACAATCCAGAGAACAAACTAGCTCTAACGAGCACGATCCTTAGAGGTATGGCTCGTGGGTTCTACCAAGGTGTGAACTTTGATGCGGCTTACTGTGAGGATTGTCACCAGCACAGCTTTAATGTGGGTAATATGTGCCCCTATTGTGGTTCTAGTAACCTGTCTGTCATCTCCCGTGTCTGTGGTTATTTGGGGTACTCTAACATCAACGGCAACTCCAGAATGAACGATGCAAAGATGGCTGAGATTAACGAACGAAAGAGTATGTAAAGATAAAATGAATAAAACTAAGATTACCATGGGCAATGTCCAGTCTGCCCTTAATGACCTTCTGGTTGCCACTCACGAAAACCGAAACACCCGAGACCTCCGTAGTCTCTACATTGAGTGGATCAATGAGGAGCATAAGGAGCTTCTCGCTGAAAAGCCTAGCACTCCTAACGACATGAAGGAACTCTGTGACCTCCTTTGGGTTTGTATCCAGTATGCTAATGCTTGCGGTTATGACCTTGAAAAAGGTATGAATGAACTGGTGTCTGAATACTCCAGTAAGTTCTATGACAGTGAGGGTAATTACAACCCTCAATTTAGGGCTGACGGTAAGCTCCTGAAGGGCACTGGGTTCAAGAAAGCTAACTTTGAGCAGTTCTTTGAGGAATGAGTACCCTTGATGAGGAGTCAGGTAACCTAGCAGAGAACATAGCACAGGTAGCTCCTTCATTGGCAGTATCCAGTGCTGTGATTCTCGGGTTACCTCTTAGCGATTGGGTGTACGTCATCACAATTATCTATATTTTTGTAGGTATCTGCACAATGATTAAAAGCATTGGGTAGAACCTTGGTTAGAAAAGAGAAGAAAGGAAAAGAACAATGGACTATAAAGGACTTGAGAGCCTCCTAGGGAACATCCATGAGGAGATGCTCCAGAACATGCTTAATGACCTTAGGAACCCCGATAAGAGGTCTCCACAGCTCTATAATGCAATCATTAAGGAACTTGAACGTAATGGCATTGACTGTGTCCCTAAGGCTGGGGAGGGTGAAGAGAATGCACTTAGTAAGCTCCTGAAGGCTACTAAGGAGAACTTCGAGAATTCCTATAGGGGAGACATGAGTGTTAACTGAGAAAGAAGCTAAAGCTCTACTCCCCTACTATGAGAACTTCCCTCTATTTACCTCTTTGGTTTGGAAGTCGATCGGTTTGCCTTCTCCCACGCCTATTCAGACAGATATTGCAAAACTCCTCCAGAATCCCCCTAATGATCGACTGATCCTAATGGGTTTCCGAGGTGTAGCTAAGTCATTCATTACGTGTGCTTATGTGGTTTGGTGTCTTTGGAGAGACCCTCAGCTGAAGATTATGGTTGTTTCAGCTAACAAAGAAAGAGCTGATGCTAATGCAACCTTTATTAAGAAAATCATTAATGAACTCCCTTTCTTAGGTCACCTAAAGGCTCGTGAAGGTCAAAGAGATACTCAGAACCTTTTCGACGTTGGGCCGGCCAAACCCGACCATTCGCCTTCAGTGAAATCAGTGGGTATCAAAGGTCAGCTTACGGGTTCTCGTGCTGACATTATCTGCGCCGACGACGTTGAGGTACCGAGCAACTCCTTCACTCAGGTTCTTAGAGACCAGTTGTTTGAACTCGTTAAAGAGTTCGACGCTGTCCTAAAGCCTGGTGCAGGTAAGAAGATCCTGTACCTTGGCACCCCTCAGAATGAAATGAGCCTCTATAACGAGCTACAGGAGCGCGGATACACGGCTGTAATCTATCCCGCTAGGTACCCCTATGATGATTCTCATAGAGCCTCCTATGGCGATAGATTGGCCTCTATCATTGCTGACAAGTACGACAAGGATCCTAAGCATTGGGCAGGTAAGCCTACAGACCCCCTTAGATTCTCTGAAGAAGATCTACAGAAGCGTGAACTCTCTTATCGTAAGGCAGGCTTCGCTCTGCAGTTCATGCTTGACACGACCCTCTCAGACGCCGATAAATACCCTCTACGGCTTCGTGACCTCATCGTAGGTATGTTCCCCTTAGACGAGGCTCCAATGAAGCTCACGTGGCTCCCTGAGCCTTCTAAGAGGGTTCCAGTTGATGAGTGCCCTCCGATGGGTCTTAAGGGAGACTCTTACTTCTACTATCACGCCTCATCCAATGAAGTAGTCCCGTATGCCCATAAGATCCTATGCGTTGACCCCTCAGGGCGTGGTAAAGACGAAACAGGTTATGCTGTTCTCTACTACCTAAATGGGTATATCTACGTCATGGAAGTGGGAGGTCTATTGGGGGGCTATTCTGATGTAGTCCTCAATAAGCTAGCTAAGGTAGCTAAGAAGTACAAAGTCAATGAAGTGGTCATTGAAGGCAATTTTGGCGACGGGATGTACCTTAAGCTCTTTGAACCTGTCCTAAAGAAAACCTATAGTAACTGTGGGGTTACTGAAGTCAAATCCACAGGACAAAAAGAACTTCGTATCATTGATACTCTTGAACCTGTAATCTCAAACCATAAAATGTGTGTCACTCCTGAGTGTATCAGGAATGACTACTCTACCGTACCTGAATCTGACTACAAATATGCTTGTTTCTATCAGCTCACTCGTATCACTGTTGATAGGGGTGCCCTTATTCATGATGACCGTCTGGATGCTCTGGCAATCGGAGTTAAATACCTTGTGGACTTCATGGGCGTAGATGCTGATGAAGGTATTAACGAACTAACCGAAGAATGGCTAGAGGAGTCTATGGAGTCCCTGTATGGATTCTATACGTCCAATATCGGAGGTGTGCTGGTAACTGAAGATAGACACAGCCCTAAAGGTACCTCTAAGGGTGTAGACAGATATAAGGATAAAGGGTATACGTTCAAGAGGTGATAACTGAAATATACTTTATTATTATTGAACACTTGTTCAGTAAATAATAAAGACAATGT